TAACCATCTATAAGTCCGAGAGCCTTTGCTTCCGCCTTAGTTGGATAAATATCGCGCCTATTAGCGTAGTCTGAATACTTCTGATAGTCGTCTTTTACTAGAGACCAGGCTTTGTCTCTCGCGCTCTCGAAGCTGTTAATACCTTCAGCATGCTGCTTGGGAAGGACGATCTGATGATGAATCGGCCTGCCTACAGCGTCCTTTCGGCCAAGCGGATCCTTGAAGTGAACGGCCACCTTTTCAAGGTTACGGCCGTAGCGCCGGTATTCTCCTTCTTCTACCGGCCTGACGTTTCCGGCGGCAGTACCTGCTACCAACCCTGCTTTCTGCAACTCGGGAAGAATATCGGCTAGTCCGCCTCTTCTGTGAGCGACATCACCAAGACGCCCTGCCCCGGCAGTGTTGATAATACTGGTGGGTTCGGGGTGTTCTTTAGTCAGGCTCTCGACAAATTCTTTGCCTTTATTAACGTCAGCCGGCTTAGCTCTTGCGGCTCTCTGCAGAAGTTCTGGGTGTTTAGCCAGGTAAACCGAACCGGCAACTGCGAGCGCGGTTATGGCAACGGCTCCGCCGATCTTAGCGGCTTTTTTTAGCTTGACGTGATCCGCCGGAGGCCGCTCGCCTACATCTCCGGACGACCTGTCTTTCCGGACACCCCAGTGCATGCCCTTCACGCCGTGGTGAGCCAGAAACTCATCAACGTCCATGTCACCCGCTGCTTCCTGTCTCGCGACGCCGCTGTTCGTTAAGAGCTCGCCGGTCAGCTGCGGTAGCCTTGTTAATGCCGCCGGCCGGCTTGTCCTTGGGCGTGTTCTTGATGTTGCATACCTTGATTAGAGTAAGCAGCTTGTTCAGGTGCCAGCGCTGGCATTCGAACGGGATCCCGAGCGCTATCATCCAGTAGTAGATCAGCTCTGCTGTAATGATCTCGTTGTTCTGTGGCTGCTTGATCTCACGGAAGGTGGTCGCCGTCATCTTGGCGTTGATGTACTTGTTGATGGCGTCGAAGTGTTCTGTTCGCATGTGCACAAGAACCTCCGGGGGGATTTCGCCGGAGGAATTCATCATGTGAACGTAATCCACGACCTGGTCGTTAGTCTTGGACTGGGTGCTGAGGAAGGGAACTTCCCATTTCGACTCCCATTTTGAAACTGAGAGCAGCGAGTGCTCCAGCTCGAGCGTCACGCTGCTGGCGTCGACGAATCGCTGGGTTTCATCGTCAAAGCCCTCTGCGGTGACGACTTTAAGCCGGAGCACTCGCTCCTCCTTTCCTGACTGAGCTGTGTGGTGAGCAGCTCAGGCAAGTTCTAGCTGACGAAGCTGTACAGCCAGCTGGTGACGACCGGCTTGTTGAACACGTAGCCGGCGTTCGGCGTAGCAGACACGACCTTCTTCTGCCCAGTGGTCATCACCACGGAGCCGGCAGCGTGCACGACGCCGTCGACGTAGTAGGTAACGCCGGTCTCGGACGGGATGGTGATCGTGTGGGCACCGTCGAAGGTCGGCTCAGTCAGGGTAATGGCCGTGATCGTGCCGGTGAACAGCGCGAGAACCGAGTCAGGAGCCGGCAGCGACGGGCTCGTGCCGGAAGTGCCGTAGAGGAAGTCCTCCAGGTCGGACAGCGCCGTAGCATCGACCTTGGTCGAGTCGATCGTCAGCAGGCTGATCGTGCCGTAGTCGGTCGTGGTGGCACCCGTGCAGTCGAACGCCCACGTGAACGCCACCGCGTTCGGCGAGTCGTTGATCGTCGAGTAGTCCTTCTCGGACGGCGAAGCCAGCGCCCCGTACACGAGGTGCAGCTTGTAGCCGGCGTCGGAAGAGACGTCGGTGCCGATTTCGGTCCGGTAGCTCAGGCCGAAGGTGGCCCTGGACTGCTGGCCGACGGCGACACCGGAAGCGGGCTCAGCCGTGCCGTCGCACAGGCCGAAGGCATCCGGGTAGGTGAAGGCCGAGATCTCGCCACCGAACGTCTCCGCGGAGAGCAGGTTCAGGTAGGCGATGTTGTCGGCGTACTGCTTGTTGGAGCCGGCCCCGGCGGGCTTCTCCTTGACCTCGGTGAGACCGTTCCAGGCGTAGCCCGTGTCGTAAAGGCCGTTGCCCGTGTTCAGCGGGTACAGGACACCCTTCTTGACGCCGGTCTCGAACCTGCGGTTTCCCGTGTCGTCGAAGGCGAGGACTGCCATCAACTTCTCCTTCAGAAGTAGACGTTGTAGATATCGTGGTTCAAGTTGGCACTCGTGTAATGCCGGACAAACCTCATCATCGGCATCGCCTTGAGCTTGGCGTTCAGAGGGCTGTCTGGATCCGGGTCGATCAGCGTTACCTGGTATCGGTCGGTGCCCGAATATGGCATGTTGTCGGCCCATTCGGTAGTCAGGTAATCGCGGTTGTAGACGATCGCCGGATAGGACATCTGGACTTCGGGAGGAGGCTGGAAATATACGCTTACTCCGTCGCCTAGTCCCTCGAGAAGGGTCTGGAACTCAAGCCTTGTTCCCATGCCACTGCCCTCCGATAGTCAAGATGAGCCTTGGCCGGCGAACCTCGATGTCCGTGATCGTCCAGTACCCGCCATCCCACTTGACATACCTCATGTGCTGGTAGTTCTCGAAGGCTTCCGCGTCCGCGACGATCGAAAACGAGTTCCCGAGAGCGACGTTGGCGTTCGTCTCCGGAGGAACCTGCGACGGCCCCTCCAGGCGCCTGGAATTCCGTATGACATCGCCGAAATATGGCTTCTCGGTGATGACATCGGTCCAGACGCCCGGAGAGGTTTCCGTGCTGGTCGCGAAGCCTACGGTCCCGGAGAACCGCATCTATCGCCCTCCCAGGACTAGTCGCGGCGGAACGTCCACTGGAAGTTGTCGGTGGAGAACTCGTAGCCGGACGCCGGAACCGCACGGTAGGTGACGTAGGTGCCGGAACCGATCGCGGTCTGCGCACCGGCGGTGAGCGCGGCGCTCTGCGTGCCGTCCTCGGCCACCGTGACGTAGGTGTAGTGCAGCCCGCTCGAGTCCGGGATGGTGCCGACGCCGGTGACCTCGTCGAAGGTCGGGGTGAGCGGGTCGGCCAGGATGCCGTTGGCACCGGTGAACTCGATGATGGACAGCGCACCCCGGTACTTGGTCATGGCACCCGACACGCGGGTCTCCATGAGGTACTTGAAGGTGTTGAAGTCGATGTCGAAGAAGTCGAACATGTTGACTTCGCCGCCCTTGTCGGCGCCGACCGTGTAGTCCTGCAAGTTGACGACCAGGCCGATCAGCTCCGGAGACGCCTCGAGCGCCTCGCAGGCAATGATGTCCTTGACGCCGAGCGCGGCGGCCAGCTCCTGGGTGGTCGGGTAGATGCGCCGGCCGAGGGTGTCCTTGATCAGGAGCATCTTGGCCAGCCAGATGCGGGTGGTGTACAGCGTCGGGCTGCCGCTGCCACGGTAGAAGCGGAACGCGTTGACGACGCCGTCGACGATCGCGTCGGCCGAGGTGGCGATGGCGCTGGAAGCTACGTAGACCGGGGTGACGTACATCTCGTCATCGCCGTAGATCGGGCGCACGTTCGCGGTGTCGATCTTGTCCGGGTCGTCCACGTCCCGGCCGTCGCCGATCAGGATGGCGCGGGCGAGCTCCTCGTCCAGCATGAGCCGCATCTCGGTCTGCAGCCAGTTCACCACGTCGAACTCGGTGATGTCCAGGATGTCGTCCCGGTCCAGCTTCTGCTTCTTGTAGATCGTCTGCGCCGTCGTGATCCGGCGAGCGATCTTGATGAACTCCTCCTTCTTGAGGTTGCCCTTGATGTACCCCTTGGCACGGGCCTCCTGGAAGGTGATGTCCGCGGTCCAGCTGCGGATGCGGGAGAACGGAGTCCGCCGCACGCCGGTCAGGACGCCGTTGACCCATTCGGTACGCCGGGCGATGAACTCGGGGGTGTCGGTGACGGCCTGGTCGTACGGGAACAGGGTCGAGATGTCGTCGATGCCGTGAGCCAGCGCCCACTCGTCGACGGCCGACTTCAGCGACCCGTCCTTGCGGGCCATGCCGAAGATCTCCTGCATGTCGCTGTGCGACAGGGTGGTGCCGGGCACGGTCTTGATGCCGGGCTCGGACGCCTGGTCGAAGACGTTGCGGGTGTTCACGGGGTTGTCGTCGCCCTTCTGGTGGTGAGTGATGGTGCTGGCCGGATCGTCGGTGTCGTCGGAGTGCTCGGCGTCGCCTTCTTCGGTGTCATCTTGCTGCAGAGCAGCGCCGATGAGACCGAAGACGACCTGCTTCTGCTCATCGGTTAGGGTGTTGAGGACATCCTCGACGGATGCATCCGGACCGAGACCGCCGTCCTCCGGGTCGAACAGGTCGTTGTCACCATCGCCGTCAGGGTCCGGGTTGTCCGCAGTGGGCTTCGGTCCCTTGGGCTCGGGCATGCCGCCCTTCGGCGGAACGACCTTCTTCGGCATCGTGGCCGTGCTGCCGGCGTGCACGAGCTCCTCGCCGGAGTAGATGATCACCTCGCCTTCCAGCTCGCTGACGCTGCCGTCGCCGTGCTCGATGTTGACGTTGGCAATGAACGCGCCTGGGTTCGCGCCGGATAGGACGAGGGAGCCCTCCGTGATCTGGCCGTGCAGGACGTCGGAACCACGCTGCTGGAGACGGTTTGCGTGGATGCTTAGCGCCTTGATGTCGTCATGGATGACGAGCTGCTTCGCCTGCTGCCCCCACTTGGTGCCGTTGAAGAAACCGTCACACCAGACACCGTCGGAACGATGCTGGAGAACGAGGTGGCCGAGAACGTTCTCGGGTGAGTTGTGCTGATGCTGCCACACAAGCGGGATCTTCGCGCCGTCCTGGTGCTGGAACGCCGGGGGAACGATCGTTCGGCCGTCGCTGCACCGGATCCCGTACTTGGTGACGTAGCCGCTGAAGTCAGGGGCTGCTACCATTTTGACTGGATACTCCTTCGGGGGTTGCCTGGATTTGCGGGAAGGGGGACTTCGGAGGCAGCTTAGGCTTCTTCAGCGCAACCGGAACGCCGTTGTCGTCCTGGGGGAGCTGAGCGTATGCAGCTGGTATGTTCTTGTTGAGTAGCTGGTCTGCCTTCGGGTCGTCAGACGGCCCGAAGCCGACGATTGCCCGCATCTCGTTGGAAGTGAGGACCTCGTTACGGGTGAACTTGTCCGCGATCTCGGCGAGATCCTTGACCGGGACAAGCTTGAACGGATCCCGGATGTAGATGATCGACTGACCTTGCGATCTGGCGGTCTTGGTCAGGAAACTCCTGATCATCCCTCCGGTAATGGCCGCAAGAATGGGCTCGATCGTCCGGTTGTAGTAGTTGAGCATGGTCGGCTCGTCTGCCGTGCCGTTCATCACCGTGTCGGTGATGCCTAGCTGGCCGTAAAGCACCGTCGTCAGGTACTCGATCTGGGCCATCAGGTTGTTGTTCGCCGGCCGGTTGAGCTGCGTGATCTTCTCGGTACCGTCCGTGTAAGCGATCCCGTACTGAGAGCCCTTGAGCTG